TGCCAGTCGTGAGGCAGTATCGCGATGACATTAACAAAGTACTTGAGGCTTTTGAGTCAACGCATGATGATAAGGAGTCAGCGCAATCAAAGCGGTATCAAGCGTTGGTCGTGATATATCACCATCTTAGCAGAATAATCACAAGTGTAGAAAATAAGCTAAACAATCGCAACAAATGAAAGAATCAGCAGCAGTATCAAAGCGTATAGTCGTATCTCGCGACACGCGCACATTTATAATGGATGCTTACAAATGCAAGGAAAAGGCAGTGTGGGCTGCGTTGAATTTTCGCACCGACTCCCCCCTTGCCCGTCGCATACGGAGCCTCGCCTTACAGCGCGGTGGTGTGTTGGTTGATGGCAACACGCCTAAAGCAGAGCCGGTTTATGACACCGCCAACCACACGATGATGCAATCCATAAGTGACAGCGTTGTCATAGTTGTCAACTTTACGGATGGCACTGCGTGCTTGCTGGACTCCGGCAAAGTGGTGGACAAGCTGATCACTCCCTCCATCGAGGACTTTATGCAGATGCAGCAGCGCGCTCAAAAATTGGCCGAATCGCATAATTAAACCAATCACGGGGGGGGTAGCAATGGAATATTATAACAATAAGCTTTGCGTAACATTTGGCGAGCTTGTATCGAGCAGCGATGGGGAGCCTATCATGCCTAAAAACACGCTTAATTGCCTATTGCGTCGCAATCCCAATCTCCGCGTCAGTCGCGGCGGTGGTCTCGACAGGTGTGCCCGTATCGATTACTACGCGCTCCGGGAAAGCTACCGCAAGCGTTTTGAGGCAAAGTATGGCGACCCCTCAAAAATGCTCCGCGAAATGCAACTCAAGGAAGAGTTAAAGGTCAAAATCGACAACGAGGCACGTGATTGGTATGAAAAGTATCGCTATGTAAAAGACGGCGAGATGAAGCCATTGACCGACAAGATGATAAACGAATATACTATCAACGCCTCGGTGCTCAACCGCCTGTCGGAAATCATGACCCAGCGCGCTACCTTTAGGCAATCGCGACGCGGCAGCACCGCCGGCATGTGGCAGACGGTTGCCGACACATACGAGCGCATGCGCGATGTGTACAATCACACCCTCCCCGGCAGCATGGAGCGTCTACGCGCCAAGATGGCCAATTACAAGCGTGACGGCTACGTGGCGTTGGTGAGCAAAAAGATTGGAAACAGCAACACTACCATCATCAATGAGGAGGCAGGGCGATTGCTCATCGCGCTCAAGCGCTCGGCAATGCCCATATATAATGATGCCCAAATCTTTGACGAGTATAACCGCCGCGCTGAGGCCAAGGGATGGAAAAAGTTGCGTAGCGTGCGCTCCGTAACCGATTACCTCAAGCGTCCGGATGTGGAGCCGCTATGGTATGATGCTGTACACGGCGAGCTAAAGGCCCATCAGCGCTACAGCCGCAAGAACGTGACCATGATGCCTACGATGCGCGACTCATTGTGGTACGGCGACGGCACAAAACTCAACCTCTATTATAAGGAGTATGTAAGGGGCAAAGGATGGGTGGCCAAGACCACGCAGGTGTACGAAGTCATAGATGCCTACTCGGAGGTGCTGTTGGGCTATCATATATCAGACAGCGAAAATTATGAGGCGCAATATAACGCCTACCGCATGGCCATACAGGTGTCGGGACACAAGCCTTATGAGCTTGTGCATGACAACCAGGGTGGCCACAAAAAGATAGGTGATTTTTTGAACAAGTTGGTCAGTCATGTACACCGCCCTACTGCTCCATATAGTGGTCAGTCAAAGACAATCGAGAGTGTGTTTGGCCGCTTCCAAAGCCAAATCCTGCATCAGGATTGGCGATTCACAGGCCAAAACATCACAGCCAAAAAGTCAACAAGTCGCCCAAACCTCGAGCGGATCGCGGCTAACATCGACAACCTGTACACGCTTGAGGAACTTAAGGCCGCCTACTCGGAGGCTCGGCAAAAGTGGAACGAATCAGAACATTATGCAACGGGTATAAGCCGCATGGAGATGTATCAATCGAGCGTCAACCCCGACACTCAGGAGGTGACAGTGCAAGACATGGTCGACATGTTTTGGATTGGTAAATCTCGATTGGTTACCTATACCGACAGCGGTATAGAAATCACGGTCGACCGCCATAAGTACCGCTATGAGGTGCTGACCGCCGCCGGGGAACCGGACCATGTATTTTTGCGCAGCAATTACGGTCGCCGCTTTATGGTCAAATACGACCCCAACGACCCGGAAGAGATACGGCTATACACCAAGGATGCCGACGGCAGCTTGAGATTTGCCCGCGTGGCATCAACCTACAGGGGTGTATATCGAGCCATGCAGGACCAAACATCGGTCGACCGCTCACGCATCATGACCAATGTCGAGGCAAACAGGCAGGACCGCATAGAGCGACAAATTGCCGCCCGCGCAATCGAGGAGGAATTTGGCGTAACACCCGAACAACAGGGGCTTAATCGTCCGAAAATGGTTGCGATGCCGAAGCGCAAGGACTGCGAAGCGGAAATTGAAAAGCAGCTGCGGCGACGGCGAAAGAAGTACGCCGGTAATACCGAGAATCTATCGCCGGGACTCGTAGGCAAAGAAATCAGTAACAAAGTGTGGTCAGAGTTACCCGACTACTCCGGAGGTGTAAAAATCGACGAATTAAAGGCAATGAGGAAATTAGGTTAAACGTAAAATATTGATTAGTAATGAAAAGTAACGAAAAATCAGCCATCATCGAGGCTCTTAAGAAATACATAGCACGCTACCCGTCGCAGGCACGTGCGGCAGAAAGCTTAAAAGGCGTGTCAGCCGCAACATTAAGCCAGATGCTTAACGGCAAACATGACAGCATCAGTGCCGAAATGTGGCGGTCGGTGGCCTCTCAAGTGGCTGCGTCGACCACGGGAACCGGCTGGCAAATAGTAGAGACGGGCGCATTTAAGGAAGTTAATATGGCGCTTGCCGACGCGCAGGACTATCGCCGCGTGAGATGGATTGTCGGTGATGCCGGATGCGGCAAGACAACGGCGGCCACGGTGTATGCCAATAGTAACCGCGAAGTGTTCAAGGTGCTCTGTGACGAGGACATGCGCAAAGGCGATTTTGTGCGCGAGATTGCCCGCGTGATGGGCTTTAAGACAAAAGGAATGCGCATACGCGACATATTAAACACATCCATCGATAGATTAATGGAAATGGAGAGTCCATTGTTGATTTTTGACGAGGGCGACAAGTTAAATGATAACGTATTCCATTATTTCATCAACATTTACAACCGACTCGAGGGCAGCTGCGGCATAGTCTTTATGTCGACATCATACATAGAGCAGCGCATCGAGCGCGGTGTAAACGGCAATCGAAAGGGTTATAACGAGATTTACTCAAGAATAGGCCGCAAGTTCTTTGAGCTTGAGCCGACCTCGTCGGATGATGTGATCGCATTGTGTCAGGCAAATGGCCTAACCGAGAGAAAGAGCATATCGGAAGTTCTTAAGTCGACCGAAAAATCGGACTTCGACCTTCGCTGTGTGAAAGGAGCAATTCACCGCGAAAAGCGGCTTATGAAGCAAGATTAATTACCGATTAAATACTATTTAAACACCAATCAGAGAGATGGCAAAGAAATTAAAACGAGCATACTCACCCTCGGAAGTCGAGGGCATGAAGCGTAAAAAGCTTGAATTTTCGGGCGAATGGGGCCGCGTGTTCGGCGAGCCCGAAATGCACGGCGTATGGTTTGTTTGGGGTGCATCCGGCAACGGCAAAACAAGCTTTGTCATGCAGTTGTGCAAGGAGCTCGCAAGGTTTGGCAAAGTGGTGTATGACTCCCTCGAGGAGGGCGTGTCGCAATCGATGGTCAACACCATCAAGCGGCACGGCATGACGGATGTTAACCGCCGCTTTGTGGTACTCGACGGCGAAAAAATCGAGAACCTTGAGGAGCGCATGAACAGACCTCGAAGCGCCCAATTTTGGGTAATCGACAGTTTTCAGTATACGGGTTTCAACGCCTCCCAATACCTCGACTTTGTTGAACGACATTCTAAAAAGCTGATAATTTTCGTGAGTCAGGCCGATGGCAACAAGCCGAAAGGGCGCACTGCAGAAGGCGCTATGTATGACGCTACGCAAAAAATTCACATCAAAGGCTTCCGCGCCTATAACAACGGGCGCAGCGGCGAGGTTGGAGATTACTTTACGATATATACCGAAGGCGCCCGGAAGTATTGGGGCGATCAGGGGAAAGAGGTTGAGAATGAAGAGTCTAATGAATTAAATTAATTAAATACGAACATTACAAGTTATGGCAAGGTTGAAATATGAAACATACGGCGTGAGCGACAAACCGCTTTGGATGCTCAAGCTGCAGTGTGCCATCATGCAAGAATTTGGCGGCTACGACATTGATCCCGAGCGAATCAACGATGTCTTTGATTTTGCAAAGAAGGAAGTGCACAAGTTGCAGGACACGCGCGACATCATCCGCAGCGTCGTGACTGTCGAAACCTCCGAATGGCAGGGTGACATATCTGTTGAAATTTTACGCAATGGTCGAATGGTGCAAAAATATTACATGGCGTTATGAGTGAAAGTATAATGGAGAGGATTGCCCGGAATAAAGTTTTTATCGAACAATTCGCAAAGATGGAATTGCCTGTTGTGGATGGCAACCTGGTGCATCATCGCATAGAAGTGGTGGTACCGGTGCGCAAGGGATATTACTGCGCTATTATGATTGCGCGGACGGCCAAGGGTTATCATGTCGGCTACCATGCCGACACACCCACAAAGGGCTCCATTTGCGGACTGTGTGAGAATCGCCATATAATGCCTGACAAGGTGTCGGCGTTCTTGGAAGGCGTCGAGATGGTGAGAAATTGCAAAATGGACTTCGGATTGTTGTTTGGATCGGCGCTCGACAATGCTGTACACATGTTATTTGCAAGCATGCACAAACAACTTGAATTATTTTGAATAAAACATAAAAAAATATGAGCTCAATAAAAAATTACGCACGATTTTACTCCTCATTCAACCGCTTGACAATTCCCGGCGACAAGGAGGAATATAAAAAGGTGTTGGTGTTGCAATACACCAACGATCGAACCGAAAGCTTGCGCGAAATGCACGCTTCTGAATACATCGCCCTGTGCAAGAGCATCGAGGAGCTTGCCGGCTACAATGTGGAATTGAAAGCGCAGCGAAGCTCATGCCTCAAGCTAATGCAGGAGCTCGGCGTTGACACGACCGATTGGCATGAAATCAACGACTTTTGCCAAAATGCGAGGATTGCAAAAATGCCATTCGGGCGCATCGATCTTGACGGACTCAAGGAGTTGCGCAAGCGATTGTTTGCGCTAAAGGCAAAGGGGTGGCGACGCGACACAACAAAAGAGCCAATATACATGCTTAATCTCGCCGGGGTGCTCGGCAAGGCATAAATAAAATAAACTAAAAAAAACAACAGAATCATGAAAGAAATTGTAGAGATGACCGCTGAAGAGCGTCGGGAATTTGAAGCCTATCGGCTTGAAAAGGAGAAAAAACGCAAGGAGGAGGAGCGCAAAGCTCAACGCCTGCAGTATGGTGAAATGGTCGACAAGGAGGTTGCAGAGGCGATGGTAGACCTCATGGCTGTAAGCAATGCGATGGCTGTCGTAAAAAATGGCATATACTGCACCTTTGAAACTATCCTCGATCTTAAGAGGGAGTTGATGGGGTTGTCGATTGATGCGCAGCGCAGCCATACGTTTACAACGAGTGATGGCAAATACCGCCTGACACTTGGCGTCAACACCATCGATGGCTACCGTGACACCGTGGAGGACGGTATCGCCATGGTCAAGGAATACATCGAGGGCCTTGCAAAGGACGAGCAGACACGCGCATTGGTCAATGCTGTATTGCGCTTGCTTAGCCGCGACCAAAACGGCACCATCAAGGCGAGCCGTGTGTTACAGCTGCGTAAGATGGCCGACGACAGCGGCGACGACCGCTTTATCGAGGGTGTGCGCATCATCGAGGAGAGCTATCAGCCAACGGTTACCAAGCGATATATACGCGCGGAGTATCGCAACAAGCTTGGAGCGTGGGTGTACGTACCGCTGAGCATGACGGATGTTGACAATCCGATAGTTACAAATGACGATAAAACAGATAGTGACGATGGAGAGCGATAAAATCAATCCGACACCCGGATGGGGCGGCGCCTCCGGCGTAGACGGCGGTTATATCTACAGGGCGGACAGTGTACTTGCCGGTGAGTTGTCACCCTCACCTGAATGCTCCTCCGAGTGGCCACACGGCAAGATAGAGAGTACCAAGTTGGCGGTGTGCCGGGCATGCGGTGGAGTGGGTTTTCAGCGACGCGGTCGCATGGAGATTATATGCCGCCAATGTGAGGGTACAGGCCGGGTGAGAGTGTTTACAATTGTCGCACCCTATCGTCCGGGCAAGGAGTCATGAGGATATATAAGGTAGTGTTTACGCTGCGCACCCCCGGCGGGCGCAGCACGACGATAACCGGGCTATACTCCCCGGACGAGACAAAGAAAGCGACGCAACAGGAGATGAAAGAGGAAGTTACGAAATACATCCAAAACAAAGTTGCATCGCATCCCCAATTGTCGCAGTCATGGGTCAAGCTTAAGGAGTTTATAAAAGCTGACATTGACTTTGTGTACAACGCCACGACCGATAAGGCCGAGTAGTATTAAAAATCCGCTGAAAATTGATGATTCAGCGGATTTTTTTTTAATTTTGTGTAAATCGTAAAAACACAATGGCCAATCAACTCTCATTTGACTTTTTTGAGCTACCCGAAATCAAGCCGGCACTCCATCGTCGCATCACCCGCTCTTACGGCAAGGGCGACGACTCAATTATAACCAGGAGTGACAGATTGGCCAAAAGAAATCGTACCATGGTGGCCCGGTACTACTATTGGGCGGAATTAAAGCGTAGGCGCTTTGACGATACAATAAAAATCCTTGCCGATAATGAGTTTTTTATTGATGACCGCACGGTTAGCAATATCTTGGTCGATTATGACGACTACCTCCGCGAATTGCTAAACACCAATGCCACACGCGCAAAATTGCGTGACCAATACCCCGGCTGGAGCTGGGCCTAATCGGCAAACATCGTCTCATACACCATGACAAACACTCTCAAGTCGCTGCGTCGCTCCGGGCGCACGCTCAAGCGCCGGAGCTTGCCGAACATGCCGTTGCCATCCCACCACTGCAGGGCTTTGTGGATTGCCTGTAGTGTACTGTAGTCGCCCATGGAGCGCGAGCGCACGGCACGCGGTGCTGCGGTGTTGGTGCTGCCGAGTCGCTTAAATGCCACGCGTAATGTTATCTGACCGCGCACCCTCTGTAACGCCTCTTTATAATCATCACACTGCACATATGCCATGTCGGCCAAGCAGCACGGAAATGCCACGGCAGGGCGCTCAGGCGAGTTAAGCTGCCCCTCGTCGATGCCTATCCATTGCAGTTCCGGGACCGACTCCTCGAGTCTGTCCATGATTACGGTTAAAATCTCTCCGTCCATAGTTGTTGATTATTTTCGTTTGTTTAAAATAGCCTGTATACGCGCCTCGATGCGCTCGCGCAAGCGGTCGTCGAGCTCGCGGGCGGCACCCATAAAGCGGCGTTGCACGATGTCGACAATGCGCACATGGCTGCGCACCGTGTGGGGCTTGCCTTTACGGCTGACACGCATATGCGCGGGCACCGTCACCGGGCCTTTGTAACCCTCGTTGTGTGTCTTGGCGTAGGCCACATGGTCGTTGCCGGCAG